AGGGTGGTTGTATTATCGAGTATAAGCTGGCAAGTAGAGAGCCTGATTTTACTGCCGTAATAATTCCAGAAGAGCTATACACAAGCATGCATGCCGCGTATGTAGATAACTGCGAATAAATTAAAGGGGAAAGAGTGATGCGGGTACTAATAATATTAACCTTTAGTGCAATATTGGCATTCGGTGTAGGTTTTTGGCTAACCCGAAGCCTTATTGTTTCGTGTATTGCGGCATGCAGCGCAGTACTTATTTCAACCTCAATCATATGGCGAGTAGATTTTGGCACATGGAATTGCTTTAAGTGAAGGGGAAAGAGTGATGGAAACGTTTGCCGTTTTTCTAGACGACAAGTCGATGTGTATTATTGAGGCGGATCATTTTGATATAACACATGGCTTACTCCAGTTTTATAAAAAAACGGGAGGAGGGAGAGTTATGCTCTCATTCTTTAAAATGAAAGGAGTTAAGTACTGTATTCACCAAAAGTCATGCTCTAGGGATGAGGTGCTTTCTCAAATATACCCTCCCCGTAAAAAGTAGAGCAACAAAAATTACTACCCATAAGCCGCTTAATTGCGGTTTTTTTACGTCTGCACTATAGCTTTTATCTATCTGTTAAACGGTTTACATAAATACTAACTATGTGATAATACGGGTATAGGTACGCGACCTTCTCGCGGCTGCAAGAGATTTACACTATGAGTGAGCTACAAAGCGAAGACAGCGGTATTACCTTTGACGAACCCGAAGCACAAGAAGCGCAGACGGTAGAGGCGGAGCAACCCGAAGTTAACGAACCATCGGCATTAGCCACCGATAGCCCTGTGGAGGGTGAAGAAAATACAACGGATAGCGTAGAGCAGGAAAACACCCCTGAATGGTTTCAGAAGAAGATCAACAAGCAAACCTTTGCACAACGACAAGCAGAGCGTGAGCGTGACGAACTTAAGACGAGACTCGAAGAGTTGGAGCAAAAAGCTCAGCCTGTTTTATCAAATGTCGATATTCCATCATTACCCGACTCGTGGGACTATAATTACGAGGATAAGATACAGGAATACGCAAACGCTGTTCAGCAGAAAGCTAGATTTGATGCTTCTGAATCACAGAGGTTGGACGATCAGGCCGAAGCGAAACGAAAATCAGAGCGGGAGCATTTTGATTACCAAAAGGAACTAAGTGAAACGTTGACGTCTAGCAGTAAAAAGCTAGGTATTGATAATGCGGTATTGGATAAAGCGCAAACTATATTGGCTCAACAGATTAAAGACTCTAAAAAAAATATGACCGGAGTAGTTAATCGCCTTATGAGTGATCCAATTGTTGGTCTAATGATCCAATATTTAGCAGCTAATCAGCTGGATATGCAGGATATTATATATGCAAAAACATCTGACGATGCAACTTGGTTACTTTCAGAAGTTAAACAGAAAGCCGCTCTACTTAAACCACAATCAAGTAATGCGCCAAGCCCTGCCGCAACTTTAACCGGCGGAGCAGTACCCAACAAAAGTACGGGTGATGGTGCAACTTACGAATAGGAGATAGTCACTCATGGCTAACAATTTTGACGGTAATATTGAAAAGAAGATAGCAAAGTCGTTTATTAAAGGTTTCACTAACGACCGTGTTTTATCTAAAAATGTAAACACTCAACTGCTCGACGGTAAATTTACCCCGTCAACAGGCGATAACGTTTACTTTAAGCGTCCAACCGATTATAAGTCGGTTCGTACTGCGACCGGTGATGTTTCCGGCGAAACTAAGTCAAGCATCGTGACAGGCCAGGCAAAAGGCACAGTTCAGCCTTACTTTACCGCGTTTGTTGATTATAATGAAGCGGACGAAGCGCTAAAAATGGATCAGCTAGATGAGTTGCTTGCACCTATGGCGACGCGCATCGTCACTGATCTGGAATTAGATTTCGGCCAGTTCATGATGAAAAACATTGGCTTAACGTCTGGCACCGTTGGTACCGCGATCTCAACATGGGATCATGTATCAGAAGCTAACGCCTTAGCTCAATCAGTTGGCATCCCTCGCGATGGTAAGCTTTGCATGGCTGTAAACCCTTACACTCAAATTGCGCTAGCTGGCAACGTTCGAGGTTTGGGCGGTGAGACTGGAGCAATGACAGCTAACGAGCAAGCGGTAATTAACCCTAACTTTGCAGGCATGAAGGTTTTAAGTGCTACCACTTTGGCTAGCTACACTACTGGCACCGGTGCGGATCGTGCGGGTACTTTGTCTGCAAGCCCTACTGTAACCTATCTTGCTGCTAAAGATACCATGACGCAATCAATGGCTGTCACTGCGTTTCAGGCTAACTTAGTTGTTGCGGCTGGCGAAACGGTAACTATTACCGCAGCAAGTGGCGCACTGAACATGCTTAACCTTTCTACTCGTGAGCAGATTGTTAATCAAACTGGCGCGGCAGTATTGTGGACTGGCACGGTAACTGAAACGGTAACTCTTAACGGTTCTGGCGCAGGTACGCTGGTTGTTACTGGCCCGGCTATTTATGAAGCTGCTGGCCAATACAATACAGTTTCACAAGCGGCTTTGTCTGGCGATGTTATTTCGCTAGGTGGCGCGGCTAGTACGCTAATTCAGCCGAACTTGTTCTGGCACAAAGAAGCGTTTGCAATTGGTTCTGTACCTATTAAGAAGCTCCACTCTACAGATACGCTTGCAACCACTAATGATGGCTTGCAATTCCGTGTATCTAAAGGTGTTGGTTTCCTTGAGAACGAACAGAAGTTACGTATTGATTTCCGTCCTGCATACTCTGCACTTAATCCGTTCTTTGCTGGTAAAGCATTCGGCCGGTCATAACCTATAAGGGGGTGTAAAAGCCCCCTTTTTATGAGGCTATCATGATAAAATATAAACGTAAAAGCGGCTCTATTATTGAGTTAAAAGATACTCAGGAGATGGCAAAATTTGCTGCCTCTCAAGGCTTTCAGAAGTTAGGCAATCCAAAGAAACAAGATAAGGTTGTAAAGCATGACCGAAACGGCAAGTGATGTAATACTTGATGCTCTAAAAGAGCTGGTCGCTATACCTTCGGAGGCTGCTATAGGCGCTTACGAGGCGCAAGTGGGCATATTTTACCTTAATGCTATGATGCAAGACTTTGCGATTAATGGCATTAACGTTGGTTACACGATTATTGACAACTTGGATGACGCAATGACGGTTCCCGATGGCGCATTGGAGCCTATGGTAAAAAACCTAGCAATTGAAATGTCGCCAGCATTTAAGGGATCACTTACTAGCCCTGATTTATTCGAACAAGCTCAAGACGGGCTTAATACATTATTACAGGTATCATTACCCACTATTGCAAACGCGGCATACCCTTCAACACTTGCGATGGGATCAGGCAACTACGGCGGCACATGGGGCGACACGTTCTATTCTGGCCTACCGAATCAAATACTTACAGAAAACAACGGCTATATAGCACCGGAAGACGAAGATGCAAGCTAGAGAAGCTATTACACGAGCGTTTGCCGAGGTTACTCAATCAAAGGCACCCATTCAGCCTGTAGAGCTTATCGACGGCTTACGGTATCTTAATCGCATGATGGCCAGACCTGAATTGGTGGCTCTTGGCTATACGTCTTTATCAGGTGTTGATGAAGAGATGACCGTCCATAGCGGTGTAATACTTGGCATGGTAAAAAACCTTGCTCTCACACTATGGCCTCAGTATTCAACGACCCCAGTTAACCCGCTTATTAAATTTTCAGCAGATAGAGCGATGGGCACGATGCTAGCACAGGCAATCACAATTATTCAGCCCTCAAAGTTTCCATCGACTACCCCAATGGGTTCTGGGAATCATGACGGGCGCTATACAGATGCTTTCTATTCAAATACGGAAGGCAAAAGCACTTATATAGGTACAGAAAATGACTAATAATACGGTAAAAGGTACAAAGAAAAGTAATTTTATAGGCAACACCCTTATTCCTTCTGGCACCACGTTTGATTTTGTTACTAACGGGCAAAACCAAAAGATATTAGATAGTGATTTATATGCCGCGCTAAATGTTACGGGGACTATCGTTCAAGAGGGTGACCCAAGCGGAACGCCTATTCTAGATAAGCAGGGCGCTACTAACGCAATCCGCAATATAACGTCAGGATTTGGTATATCTGCGGTTATTAACCCCTATAACGGCGTAACCTTTGCTACAGATTTTACCTTTAATCAAACTGGCGTGACATTAGTTGACGATACTACCGCTTCTGCAGCATTGTGGCGAAGCATTGTAAGCGGGGCCGGTGTTTCGGTTGTTGGCTCGGCGGGCGTTATAACAATTTCCTCTGATATCACGGGCAATATTGCAAGCCAGTTAGAATATTTTAACAAGTCAGCAACCAAGTTAGCGACACCTTCAAATATCGCGCTAGATTATAGGGTTCAAAACTTTCATATTGAAAATTCAACCGGTGTGGTGTCTAGCGTCATCGCTGCTGGCGGCTCGCTTAACGTCAATACCTTGCTTTTAGAGGCTGGCGAATCTTCTCTTGGTGTCGTGCCCGCCTTCAAAAATGTATCAAATGTTGCACAAACAACGTTCACAGACGAAACTAATGATAAGTTTTTGTTTCCGTCAAATTTAAACACATTCAATAATGTTTATTCCCTCTATCAGGTTCGAGCAAATATTATAGTGAGTCATCCAATTTTAACTACGACTCAAAATATTACAATAACGGCATCGTTAAAACGAGTTTCTGATAACTCTATAGTTGTTTCGGATGAATACACAATACAAAATCATGCGGCAGATTCAGGGAGAAAACTTACCTTTAACCAGCCAACATATGTAAATTCTGAAACAGATCCCTATGTTGTTGGCGGGGTTTATTTTGATGTCTCGACTAGCGCCCTATCGTCTGGCTCGCTTACCGTGACGGGGGTTGATTTCGTGGTGTTTAAAATATAATGAGAACTACGCTACCAATAGCAACAGGCTTTTATACTTCCGACGCATTGCCATTAAGCGCTCAAAGGGCGGTTAATTGGCGACCTTCTGTACCTCAGTCATCAACTGTGACAGATGCAAACTTGTTTAGCACTGAGGGAATATTGTCCCTTATAGCCGGCAGCGTTTTGGACAAGTGTAGAGGGGCGCATGTGCTTGCTGGGGTTCCTTACCTTGTTATCGCGAACACGCTTTACAGAGTAGAAAGAAATCTAGTTGACGCTATTGCTTTATTTAGCAAGGTTAGCGTAGGCGCGGTGGTAGGCGAAGAAAGGGTATATATGGCCGATAACGGCACCCAGTTGTGCATTACGGCTATCCCTGACACCGTAACCTCTGGCAAAAGCTATATTTTCACGGCCGCACCCGATACTTTGACAGAAATCACAGACGCTAATTTTGACGGGCCAGCATCAAGCGTTATTTATACTGCGGGTTACTTTTCGTTCCATAAGTCAGATGGGAAGAAGTTTTTTAATTCACCTTTGAATAATGGGCTTACTGGCTATGATCCGTTAGATTTTAACGTTGCCGTTTCCGACCCAGATCAAATAAGGGGCCAAGGCGTACTTAACGGACAATTGTATATTTTCGGATCTGAAACTATCCAGCCTTTTAGGAATGTTGGACGCGCCCCTTCGCCATTTGCGCCAGTTGTTGGTTCAACTATAGATATCGGAGTTTTTTCTTCTCAGTCAATCGTTAAGTTTGGCGGTGGGCTTGCGTTTGTTGGGGGTGGCGTCGATGAGTCCCCAGCAATTTGGCTAGTGTCAGGTGGGCAGCAACGCAAATTATCCACAATTGCAATTGACAACGAGCTATCGAAGTTATCGATTGAAGAGCTGGAGGGCCAAGTTTTCTCATGGACTTATGCAGAGTCAGGGGCTTATATGCTTGGAATTTCGACACCTTCAACGTGCTATGTTTACGATTTAACCAATGACCGATGGCATGAAAGGCAATCAATTAACAAGTCAAGCCTTTCTGCTTACCGCGTCTCCCATATCGTAACAGCTTACGGGATAACTCTCGTTGGAGATTCGCAAACGGGAAATATTGGGGAGCTGCGAGAAGATGAGTCGCTGGAGTATGGAATACTTACGCCACGGCTAGTGACGTCTAGGCCATTCGATAATTCTGGTGAGGCGGTTAACGTTGCATCAATAGAAGCGGTTATAGAGTCTGGGGTGGGGCTGGCTAACGATTTAAAAATACAAACAGGGACTAACATTGCCGGTGCCGCTGTTTATGCCACTGGTGGATCAGATCCTAAAATAACCCTTTCATGGTCTGATGACGGCGCTAGAACTTTCGGCGGCTTTATATCCAGATCAATGGGCAAGATAGGCGAATACACACAGCGCCCGGTCTGGAATAGGCTTGGTAGGTTTGCCCGTCAAAGAGTGTTACAATTCGAGGTATCAAGCCCGACAAAGGCTACGTTAATCAAGGTAGAGGCTGACATTGGCTGAATTCATACAAGCACCGGCAATAACCGATAAAATCATACGTGATGGATTTGCTACCGTGCAATTTTCTACGTGGATGGATCAGGTTACGGAAGCGGTAAAGCCGCCCCTTGTTGGATCCGGAAGCCCAGAGAGCGTGGTTATTGCCGCCGTGGGACGATGGTACGTTAATACCGATAGTGCCGGCACCGGAGTTTACTTAA